GATATAGAATCTGTGAAGCAAATTCTGCTCCAGGATTCAAAGGATTTGAAGAATCATTAGGAATTAATATTCCTCAGAAAGTTTTTGATTATGCCAGTTTGAGGACAAATTCTTGACCACGCAAAACCTTTAATAAGACATGATCAAATCACTGTTTAGTATTATGTTTGCTGCTCTAATGTGGGTTCAAGTTCCACAATGGAGTGACGATTGGTCTAAGTGTTCAGTAGATGTACCAGACACAGCATGTCATTGGTATATCACTGCACCCGATAGTACCATGGGTGAAGGATTCAGTTGGGCGAATGCCCCCTGGTTCAGTGTCGAAGGTCTCCGTGATATTGGAGAACTTCACGACACAATGACAACAATTCAAACTGCGAGCGAAGCATGAATCATTATCTAGTATTTGTTTATGGTGTATGCTTTGCTCTCATTGGGGGTGCTGCATTCGCAATGATGTGGGCAAATATCATGTCACTTGATATGAAACCCAAACCAGTTCGTCAAAAACATCCTGAAGCACCTGAACCAGGTGAAGAGGTGATGTACGTTGATTTGTCTAGAGAAAAATTAGAGAAATTATATGACGACAAATAAAGGATGTTGCGGCGCTGGTTGTTCTGATTGTCCTTTCAGACCCCTTCAAGAGGGGGTCTTTTTTTACGTCACGAAGTCATGACGTAAGCAGGTATAAAGATTTGATGATATAATAGATAGAGTAGTTGCATGAACTATAATGAAGTTTATTAGCGCAGTTATCGTTGCTACAATTTCGGCAATGATTATATTTTTACCTGGGATTGCATACGCCGTAGACGTAACAATGGGTTCCAATGGAAATCTTGTATTCAGTCCAGATAATATTAGTATTACTGCTGGTGAAACAGTTCATTTCGTAAACGGAATGTTGCCCCCACATAATATTATTGTTGAGGGTAGAGCAGATCTTTCTAGAGAATCATTGATGTTTACTCCTGGCGAATCGCAAGATATTCTTTTTGCTGATGCTGGAGACTATGATTTCTTTTGTGGTCCTCATCAGGGGGCTGGCATGATTGGACATCTTCATGTAGAATAATGAAATATACGCACAACTATATGAAAATCTTTCTTGATACTGCGGACACAGAAATTATTAACGAATACTTTAAGACGGGACTAATTGATGGTGTCACAACTAATCCTTCACTTATCTTAAAGAGTGGTCGTAATCCTGAAGAAGTGTACCAAGAGATCAAAGATATTGGTATCAAAGATATCAGCATGGAGGTAATGGGTACTGAGGGTGAGATGTATTGTGAAGGCAAACGTCTCTATGAAAAATTTGGAGAAGTTGCTACAATTAAAGTTCCCTGCACAAGAGAAGGTCTTGCAGTATGTAAGTCCCTATCCGATCAGAATATCAAAGTCAATGTCACACTTATCTTCTGTGCTGCTCAGGCAGTCCTAGCAGCAAAGGCGGGGGCAACATACGTTTCTCCCTTTGTAGGACGCTTAGATGACCAGTCAGTAGCAGGTCTGGAGGTTGTCAGAAGCATCTCCGAGTTGTATCGTATTCATGGTGTCAGAACACAAGTTCTTTCTGCATCAATCCGTAATGTGCAACGTGCTATTAGATCATGGTACAATGGAGCACAGATTTGTACGATGCCACCTAAGGTATTTGATCAGATGTATGACCACATCCTTACAGATAAAGGTATGGAAATTTTTGAAAATGATTGGAAAGGAGTATTGAAATGACTTTTACAGTATATTCTAGAGATGGTTGCCCTTATTGCGATAAGGTTCAACAGGTATTAGAACTTGCAGAAATCAAGCATGTGATATATAAACTTAACAGGGACTTCACCCGTAATGAATTCTATGATAAATTTGGAACAGGATCTACCTTTCCAAGAGTTGTCAAAGATGATATGATAATTGGTGGATGCACTGAAACTGTTAAGTATCTAAGGGAACAAAAACTGGTCTAATGGAAACAAACCTCAACGACATCTATGATCTTATTGAACATGCAATTGATTATGCCTTTGAGGGTAAAATAAATTTAAAATTTTACGATTACTTAAGAGCAAATAAAGTCAAGAAACATGAGATAGATTCGTTTATTGATAGTTCTACGGTTCTTGAACTGAATGATATTATTAAAGATCTAGATGAATATCTTGCTGGTGGTTCTGATAATGAACATAAACAAATTCGTGAAGGTTATGGTCATATTCCCAAACCACAAGCAAGAAAAATTAAAAAATATTTGTATGGCATCCTAGAGGATGCATGGAGGTATAGTCATGAACGACGACCTGGGCGAAGAAAGAAAACTAAATAATCACGAAACCCACATTAATCGTGGGGTAGAGTTGCTTCTACGCAATAGGAGGGCAAAACCAGAACAACCAAAAACTTTTCAGATAAAGTTTGGTAAGATGGTCGCTCTCTTCCGAAGAGAGATTGTATTCCATCTAAATTTTTATCTGGACATCAGAAAGAAATAATCTCTGGAGTATAGAAAAATGTTAGCAGTAACACTTACGATTGGAACCCTTGTTTCAATCATGTTCTTTTTTGTAGGAGGTGTGGTAGGATGGTTAGCAAGAGAGAATACATGGGTAAATCAACCAGTTTATACTCATCCAGAGATGTTTGATGAAAACGGAAATGTATTACCTGACGAAATTTTAGCAGTACGATTTGAAAATAGCTATGACGAACTCGACCAAGAAGACGACGACTAAGGAGAAAGCAAAACTCCCACCCAATCCATTCATTCATGAAATCCTTGATCTTGCTAGTAAGCAAAGGAGCAAAGTAAAAAAAGTTGAGATTCTTCAAGAGTATGGTAATCCTGCACTGAAGAGTCTTCTCATCTGGAACTTCGATGACACTGTAGTTTCTGTAGTTCCTCCTGGAGATGTTCCTTACAAGGCAAATGAAGTTCCTGTTGGAACAGATCATACATCGCTTCGTAAAGAGTATAAGCATCTCTTTAACTTTGTAAAGGGTGGCAATGATAGTCTCACTTCTCTCCGCAGAGAGACTATGTTTATCCAAATGCTTGAGGGTCTACACCCCGAGGAGGCATCAATTCTTTGCCTTGTAAAAGACAAAGCATTGCAAACTAAATATAAATTAACATACGAAGTTATTAAAGAAGCTTATCCCGACATCAACTGGGGAGGACGTTCATGAGTAGTGTTGCTGTAGAACACCAGGAAAAAGAAATGGCAGAGTATGGATCAGAGGAAAACCAAATCAATCCATCTGATTATGAGTGTCAAATTCTGTTGGAAAAAACAACTTTAGATGTAGCAAACGATAAGACATTTCCAACAGATGCTAGACTAATCTGGTACATCGTTGACGGAAAGGAATGTGTTGATCTTACCCGTTGTGGTAAAGTATCAAAGATGTTTGATATGTATTATGATCGATATGGAAAAGGTTCTGTCCAAAGAATTGACTTTGGATATGGAACAGTTAACCCTAAACTTTGGGGACAAAAACCAAAGAAAGAAAAGAAAAGAAAATGAGTGATGGTTTCAAGGGGTTTGCTAAACCTGGAAAGGATAAAGAGTTCACCCTTAATATTAACGGAAAGCAAGTTCAAAAAATTATTAGAGAGTATAAGAAACTGAAGAAGTACCAAAAGTCATCCATGTTTGAACTAGAAAAACTATCTGGACAAGAAACTCAGATAGACAAACTAGTTGATGAATATGGAATTGATTCAGAGGCAATAGAATAAATATACTAGCAGGTAAACACGTATGCTTTCTACCCAATATAGGTTGCGACTTGAAGCAATCTGTGAAAAGATAATTCTTAATGAAGAAGTAAGTCTAGATGATATGATTTGGGCAAACAAATTAGCAAAGTCCAATCAAAGTGCAGCATCAATACTAAGGAAAGCACGTAGACAATCAAGAAACCCAGACATGAAACAGGGTGATTTTGATGATTTTCTGAACCAGATGGACCTTGGGGACCCTGATCCATCTAATCATTCATCGGGGTTCAGTAGTGCTGATGATATTGCAGACTGGTTTTCTCACGAAAAAACTGATGACTGGAGGCAACGTGACTGAAAAAGAAATACCTTGGGGGAAGTTGCATGAAATTGCTAACGACCTGAATGGGGAACTTAAAAAACTCTACATTAAAGATAGTTCTGGTAGAGAATACAAGAGAATTGTCATTGAATATACGGAGGATAAAGAATGCAACCAATAATTTATTCTAATAGAAGTCAAGAATGTGAAAGGGCAGAGAGTCTCCTTAAAAGTGTCCAGTTTGATGATTCTATAAGTGTAAGAGTCTTTGTTTTAGATGATGACTTTACCAGCAATCAGTTTCATGCTGAGTTTGGTGCTGAAGCAGAGTATCCTCAAATTGCAATTGGACTAGAACACCGTGGAACCTTAAAAGAAACTCTTAAGTATATGAGTGACAAAGGTATGCTTCTTTAGAAATAATAAAATGTTCGTGTTGATACGAAGACACTTGACTAAATAAGATATGAGGTCTATAATAGACCTGACGTTCATCCCGCTCTAGGGTGGGACGCAAGTAAGTCGCGGAACGGAGCCGTTCATCCCATGTTAGAACTATTATTCTATTCATCACTCACATGTGCTCAAGCCGATTCAATTATGTTTCGGATGAAAACAAATGAGAATATTCCTCCTGAAATGAAGGTGGAATTGATTGAGGTCATGAAGGAATCAACACCTGAGTGCTATCCATGGGACGCACACGACTGAAGGAACGGGGATTAAAACCCTCTATTACTTTAGGAGTATCTACAATGAACACACTAAACATGATCAAGAAGCAGATCAACAAAGCATCTGCAGTTCACAACGCACAGATTACCCACACCTCATATCGTGGTGTTGAGTATTCTACTCGTTGTGTAGAAAGCAAAGAGTCTCACGGGACTTTCTGCTATCGTGGACGCACTTACACCAAGTGATTGTCAAATCAATTGAATAGTGTTAAGATGGGAGGGAAACCTCCCATTTTTTATGGAAAGAGATAAACTAAAACTGATAGTAAAGAATCTAAAACTGCTGGTTAATGCTCTAGAGTCTGAAGTATACTCTGATGTAGATGTATACACGACCAAACAAGAAAATTTTGATGATCCTGCTTCCAACTACATATTAGATTATGACGAAGTTTTTGAGGACGACGATGGATAAGATAGATACGCAGGGGATGAGTTTACCTAGTGATGGTAAACAAAAATCAAAAAGATCCTATCCACCACTGGTGATACCAAAACGAAATGTCTTTACTGATTTAGAAAGACAAGAACTAAAGGACATTATTAACGAGACACTTGATGAGCGAGAACAACGTAAAACTAATCAGCGTAACTCCTGATGCAGAGAAGCACATGGCATACTGTGCCCGTGTGTCAAACCCTAATAACCAGGAGAATGAGAAGTTCTCTGGATTGTTGAAGTATTGTGTGAAGCATCAACACTGGAGTATCTTTGAGCAAGCATATATGACTCTGGAGTTGAATACTACTAGAGGAATTGCGGCTCAAGTGCTTCGACATCGTTCATTTACCTATCAGGAATTCTCACAACGCTATGCTGATTCTTCCTTACTCGCGGAGGAGATCCCTCTACCTGAACTACGCAGACAAGACACCAAGAATCGTCAGAATTCTATTGATGATATTGATGCGTTTACCCGCCAAGAGTTCCAAATCAAAATGCAACGACACTTTGAAGCAGGAATGAAACTTTACAAAGAGATGCTTGATGCATCGATTGCAAAGGAGTGTGCTCGTTTTGTACTCCCTTTGGCATGTCCCACCAAAATTTACATGACGGGCTCAGTTCGGTCATGGATCCATTACATCGATTTGCGTTCTGCAAATGGCACACAGAAGGAACATATGGATCTTGCATTAGGTGCTAAAGAAATCTTCTGTGAACAATTCCCTGCCGTTGCTGAAGCAATGGAATGGGTTTCATAAATATTTACACCAACAATTGAGTTATGCCAACATACCCCGTTATTAATCTAGAAACAAAAGAGAAGAAGACACTTAGTATGAGTATGAAAGCATACTCGGAGTGGAAAGAAGAGAACCCAGGATGGGATAAAGATTGGTCAGAAGGATGTGCAGCACAATCTACTGAGTTTAAGTGGACTGGAGAAGCAAAATCTAGCGGTTGGAATGAAGTTCTGGACCGTGCATCTAAACAACCTGGTGCCAACGTAAGTAAAAACCGGTACTACGGTTAATCCTTCTAATCTTTTATAGCGTATGACCTCAAAAAGAAAGTCTCAAATACCAGTAGTCCCATTCGGGATGAGCAACAAAAATATGAAAAGAAAAAAACCAATCAATTCAGACTTGATGAAACCCATTGAGGCACTGACAGAAAATCAACAAGAACTTTTCCGTTGTTATAAGAATGATCAAAACATTGTTGCCTATGGTTGTGCGGGTACTGGAAAGACCTTTGTAACCCTCTACAATGCTCTTAGAGATGTTCTTGACCCTAAGACACCTTACGAAAAGATCTATATTGTCAGGTCTCTTGTAGCAACCAGAGAGATTGGTTTCTTACCTGGAGACCATGAGGATAAGTCTTCTCTTTACCAAATTCCTTATAAGAATATGGTGAAGTATATGTTTGAGATGCCTACTGATACAGACTTTGAAATGCTGTATGGTAACTTAAAATCACAAGGGACAATTAGTTTCTGGTCTACGTCTTTCATTCGTGGTACTACCCTTGATAATGCTGTCATTATCGTTGATGAATTTCAGAACTTGAATTTCCATGAACTTGATAGTATAATTACAAGGATAGGAGAGAACAGCAAGATTATGTTCTGTGGTGATGCTACTCAATCTGATCTTGTAAAGTCTTCTGAGAAGACTGGTATTGCTGACTTCATGAGAGTGCTTAGAGTTATGCCCTCAGTTGACATCATTGAATTTGGTGTCGAAGATATTGTTAGGTCTGGACTCTGTAAAGAATACTTAATTGCTAAAATGGATTTGAATTTATGATTTTTGAGCATTGTAATTATCTCGGTGACCTTGAACTAAACAAGAAAGAAACAAATGGCATCCGTCTCTACAACCTTCCAAGTGGAGATTGGGTGCCTTCTATTACATCGGTAACTTCTTTTTATAACCGACAGATCTTTGTCAAGTGGCGTAAGCGAGTTGGTGTTGAAGAAGCAAATCGTATTACTAAAAAAGCAACTGCCCGTGGAACAGACTTCCATGAAGCAGTTGAAGTTTACATGAGGAATAAAGAAATCAATTGGGATGACTTTAGACCTCTCACAAGGTATATGTTTCATCATGCCCTACCATATCTGGACAAGATAAATAATATACACGCTATAGAAAGGACCCTCTATTCTGAGTATCTTGGATTAGCTGGTCGCGTTGACTGTATCGGAGAGTACGAAGGCGAACTCGCAGTCATCGATTTTAAAACATCCGAAAAGATTAAACCAGAAGAGTGGTTGGAAAACTACTTCGTTCAGGAAACTTTCTATGCTGCTGCTTACTATGAGTTGACTGGTATCCCCGTAAAGAAACTCATTACCATTATGGTTACACCTGGTGGTGAGGTTAAAGTATTTGACAAAAGGAACAAAGGGGATTATATTAAGTTATTAGTTCGATATATTAAAGAATTTGTATCTCACAATCTTAGGACAGAGAATGGAGAATGAACTAGAAAAAGTATTAGAAAGTAAATTCTTTTGCCCCTCTCGTTTCGCACAAGAGATCGAATCTCTTGTAATACAGAACTCAGGAATGAGTTACAT